GCTTGAGTTGTTCTAGCGTCACTGGCTCCGTCCCCGTTATCGTTCGTACTACTTTCATCTACTTTTTTCGCGTAATTGTGAGTTATTAGGTATTCTGCTACTTCCATAGGTACTTCTTTTACCTCACCGACTAAAAGAAGCCCCTGTGACCGAGATTGTCCGGTCACAAGGATTTCAATTTTTGTCATGGTGCAGGTGCTACAGTTGTACCTTTCAAGAATGCCTGAGGGTGATACACCGCTAAGCCTACAGACTCCTCAACACGCAAAGTAACCTTATTGTCTGTGAAGTTAGTTGCATCGTCGTAGCTAATATCTACTGTTAACGATTCTCTTGTTAGGAAGTTCGCGCGGTTCCAATCCCCTACAACAAAGTTACCAACTGGTAAAGATGCTGAAGTTGACTCAATAACCGGAACGCCGTAAATGTTAATGCTGTTTGTTGCTGCGTTAACAGTCAAGAATGGATAAGTGTATTCACCCGCACTTGTTTTTGTTTGTAGCAACTCCGAGAAATCAAGCGTATTTAACAAGATACCGTTTGGTTGGTAATTTAATTGCTTTAATTGCGCGATTGCGTTAATTAAGCGATTGTACACATCTGCTCCTGCGCTCGCTGCGATTGTTCCGACGGTTGGAGTGTACGCAGACGCTTGTGTACGGATACCATTCAAACGGTTTGAACCGCCTGGGCCGTTAAGCAATTCGGCATCCTCGATGATCAACAAGTCCTCAATCATTTGCGTTTGTATGAACGCCGAAAGCTGTGGCATTGCGCGTAGCATTTGTTTTGTCACACGTGCAAATGAGGCGATTGTTACAGGTGACTCGGTAACTACTGCGAAGTCATAATCAACTTGTGCTTTACGCGCACCCTCTGTTTGAATTGCAGGTGTTCCTTCTTTTGTCGTTAATTTAGGGTAAACAAGCGACTCAGTAGTTAACGCCGTACCAGGAATCAACTGACGGATGTGAAGGCGTTGGAACGGATTGAAGATGATTTCATTTTGATACGTTCTATCAAATGAACCAATCCCCCCTGCCATGTTTCCTTGTGACATGTCAGCAACCGCTTTCAAATCGATATTGATATTGGTCGTAGCTTTTTGATTCCCAGCTAAAAAAGAATCCAAATTGTTCTTTTGCTCGTTTAAAGACTTAGTAAGGATTTGTCTAAACGTTTTTTGCTTCTCCTCGATATGAAGACCGTCTCTAAGTGATTTTCCTACTTCGTCAAGCGCACCAGAGTGTCCGTCGACAATACTCTTAATTTCAGCAAATTGTGTCGCTAAGTTACCAAGTTCGCTTTTCGCAAGTTCCTCAGCCGAAATGCCTCTTTCCTCGGCTTTTTTAATTTCGAATTTTAATTCGTTGAATTTCTCTACAACTAGTTGTTTTAATTCTTCTGCCATTTTTATAAAGTATTTAAAAAGTTTTTGAAATGTACTGCTTCTGGTGTTATACTATTTTTAAGCGCGTCTAATCGCGGTATGATTACGTTTACAAATGTTTCATCTGTGAAATTGCCCGACTTTAAAGCCTGCTCTAATTTTGCGATTTCCTTTAATACGTCGGTTTCGGATTTAAGACCGAGTATTGGCGTGTTTGAATTGGCTCCTAAGAATTGCAAGCCCGAACCCTCAAACAATGTGACCTCTTTTATTTCGCGAATGTTTCCAGGGAGCATCGTGGATTTAGTGACGTTGATAGCAACGCTATGCTCTGTGATAATTCCCGACTCGACCATTTCGGCGTAATCCTTGCCTAAGCTATGTGTTCCGATTGTGGCTTCGTAATAAAGCCCCTCGTCTGTTTCTTTAAGCACGTTAAACACACCGACCGCTTTTTTGGTGTCATGGTCGAGTAGGTATTTAATTTGCTTTGTCCCCTGTGGCCCTCGTTGTCTAATAGTACTTTCATAGCTGCCTTTGCGGATTATATCGTTATCGGAGTCGATATTGTCAAACGCCGACAACATACCGGTAACAACTCTTTTTTGCGAATCGTAGTCCTTAAATGCGAATGTGCCTGCTTTGTACATATTTTTTTTATTAAAATTACTCATAATTCAAAACTATTTTTTACCTTTGTAGAGTTATGAATAGAATTGTAAAGATTTCGGGTAAGGAAGTAGCAGAAATAATGAACTACACCTATATCCCAAGTGGATATAGGAAGTTAAATGAGGTTCGTAAGAAACTTGGACGACCTCCTTATGCACCCGTTACACGCGAAGAGTTTTTGAGAGTAGTTTTTTCATAGTTAATAGGTAAATGTTTAGGTTAAAATTTGGGTTACACTCCTCTCGGTTTCGGGAGGAGTTGTTTTGAAAAATTAGTCGGGTGGCGGAATGGTAGACGCACCGTGCAAGAAGTCGAGATATATCAGGGCGGCGGATCTCGGCATTACAGGTTCGATTCCTGTCCCGACTACAGAAAGGCATTGTACTTCGTACATGTAAGTCCTACCGAATTGTTTTTTGGACTTCATGATGAATAGTTAGATTATTTTGTAAGCAAATAACCCGATTTTGTCGGGTTTTTTCTTTTACTACCTATCTAACTCGTACGTCATCGTACATCTGCAATTTACTACCTCTTTCGCCCCCCCCGCCGCGTCACCAGGTTGCATCATTTCGCTTTGTCCTACTTGGAACCTACTATCTAAGGGAATAGCAGGTTTATTGTTCATTTCAAGGTGAGAATCCCTTGTCCGTGCATCTGAACCAGCCAACCAACGTTTTTTTAGCGGTACGCCTGTGGACTTCGCACCCGTTATGCTTGCTTCGTTAAAAATAATCGTCGTTTCGGTTCGTACTATTCGCAATGCTCGTTCACGTCCAAAATCCGCTGTGAATAACGATGCGATGCTACGCGCGGAAAGTGTTGTTTTCATCGCTTCCTGGAGTTTAGTACGTACCGATGTTTTCAAATTCTCGCTCACATTTTTTATTCGGCTTGCTATTTCGGGTCTGCCTGCGATACGTCGAATGATTGCCATAATGATTTCAGATGCAAAGCCGACCGACGGGAATGCGGCTTTTTGCTCGTACTTGTCAAGTATCATTTCGTACACCCGAACCGCTTCAGCTGAACCAATCCGTTCGTAATTCATTCGAACAATCTCGAGAATGCGGTATTCGTTAAACAGCGTATCAATTAGCCCCACCGCTTCGGCAGGGTTTTGACGTATTGCGGTTTTTAAGGTGCGTAAGTCGTCTAAAAACAGTTTGGATAACTCTCTATAAAACAGCAACTCATGCCGCCGCCGTATGCGTTCTATTTGCTTATAATCCTGCATCTGCGTTTGGCAAATTTAATGTAGGAGAATCCATGCCTAAGTCGTCGAGATTAGTAAGGTTTGATGGAACCAACGGCATTTGCGAATTAGGCGTATTGAGTGCAGGATAATCTTGTTCCATGCGTTTTTCATCCACCGTAAGCCAAAACGACTTCGCAAGTCGGTCGGTTTGTTCTTTCAAATCTGATTGCATCTCTGGATATGCTTGGTAGTCCCAATCCAATACTAAATCCGAGCCAAACAGCGGAACTAACTTTTTATTTAAACTATCCTTTAAGTCCTCTTGGTACGGTATAACGCCGTCGATTAGCGACATTTTACGCGCTTCTAAAAGGTTGTTGTACGTACTATTGTTAGACCAATCGAATATCAAAGGAGAAATTCCGTACATTGCGCAAAAGTCCTTTTTGAGTTCAATGTTTGATTCAAGTATGTTCAAATCGACGGGTGACATACCAATCTTTATCGAACCTAACGGGATAGCATTTGCGACAACCCGCGCGTTCCCACCTTCTGTTAGCTTGTCGTTAAGTTGTTGATTGACAGCTTTAATTGTTTCAACGTCGTAATCTGCAAAGTTCCCGTCTTGAGGGAATATCAACTCCCTCGCACCTCTATTCTTAAACGCCTCTGCCTCTGCGTCGATGGATTCGCGATGTTTCACAAGTAACTTACTTGCAGACTCTAAGATACTCATCCCGTACAAGTGTTCCCCCTGCCATGAAAATTTCGGGTTAAAGTGACGCGTCTGTATGATTTCATCGTACGGTATGTTAATGTCGGGATTACGAGTTAGCGATAAGAACGCCGGATAACCGTCTGCACCCACGCGAATCATTACTTCTTGAGATGGTATAAGTTCTAGCTCGGTAACTTTGCCCGAACCAAGCCCCTTATGAATACGAATGTAGGACGAACCGACCATATCGCGGTATGTGATTTCAGCTTCCTTAAATTCGGCTCCCGTCATACCTGGGTTTGGTTGGTCGAGGAGGGTAAGTAGTGCGTGATCTTCCACAATATCCATCGCTTGAGATTTTAACTGCATCGCCTTTTGGAAGCTCTCATTTGTAGGGTTTGTCATGAGCGCCTTGTACTTTGCGTATTTACGCTTGGACTTAACGCGATACAGCACGAACGGACAATTTTTAATCTTATTCGCTTTCCACTTGGATAAGGCAAACACGATATTATCTGCCATGTAACCCGCGTCGATAAACTCACCGCGCGAATTATTAAGCCAAACCACAGTTTGCCCACCGACAAAACTGTATGCAAGCTGCATGATATTTTCTTTCTTCTGCATTGCGGGTTTAGCGTCTTTTGCAAAACCCAACCATTTTAACCAACTAGCCATCGTTTTTTCACTTTTAAATTAAAAAATTCTCTCATTGCAAACATATCAAATAAATCTGGTGACTCTCCGTTCAACTTGACTTTCATCTCTTCTTTCGGTATTAGCTTCAATTTCCCATCCTGGTCAACCTTGTCTCTTTTTATTGCACTCCGTTCGAACATAAATCGCTGCCGAACGGTCATCTTTTCGTCAAACATTTTTGTAGCAACTTCGTGTGAAATCGAGTATTCACCGCGCGAAACAGCGGCTCCAGAACGGTAAAACACCTGTGCTTTTAGGTTAAAGTAATTCTCCTTTATGACCCGTCCTGTCGTTTCATCTTTCACCTCGATAACCTTTGCGCCGCCGTTGAATGACTGCGCACCTTGTAAGAACCCGTCTAAGTACCCACCAACGCCGTCGGCATCAAACGCGATGTTTCGATTAGGTACGCGATACTTCTTTGCTAAATCCGTAATGGCTTCTAAAACCTCTTTGCCGTTCGATTTTAGCATAATATGTATATCAACTAAGGTTTGTCCTTTCCAGACGCCTACCACGAATTTATTTGACCCCTGAAGGGCAATATCGGCTGTTATGTAGGTTTCTCCTGAATCGTTCGTGTATTTATTCTCAAACACTCCTACTAAATCGGAATAGCTGTAAATATCGTTTTCGGATATTACTACTTTCCAGTTCCCTTCTAAGAGTTGCGCCCTAGTTTGTTCGTCTTGGGATGCTAAGTTGGCAAGATACGCGGGGTTAACTTCAAGGAGTTTTTTGTTTTGATATATTGAACCCGAAACGAAGGTAATGGACTTAATAAAGTCATCCTTAGTTAGTCCCGTGTCGCCTGTTTTCTCTAAAAACGGGTCAATAATATGTTTCGCGGCTTCGTAGCATCCCTCTTTTGTTTCCGACCAATAATAGTCCTCACCCGAACGGACAAAGTAGCGTATTACTCCAGAACGCTCTTGAATCGGAAAACCAAAGTTCGGGTTTGGGTTCCCGTTGGGCAATTTTTCCTCCTGATCAATCCACCACTCTATAAGTCTGGCCACCCAACTGTCTGGGTCAGGGTTGCACGTAGCACGAACATAAGGTTTCACGCCACAAACCGACCTGTTACGAGTTAGGAGGTAAAAGAACATCGACTCAGTGAAGTGAGTTAATTCGTCAAATCCAATGAAAGGTATTTGCGTTCCCTGCCAATCTAACTTGTTTTTTTCGTACTCTAGGTGGTTGAACTTAATACGGTTCTTAGTGCCTTTCTGAGTTGTAAACACCCATTCCAGTGACGACTCCCTTTGCACTGCGTTCGATAATGCAGAATAGATTGAAACAGACGTATCCCACAAACCACCTTCTCCTTTGATTTGCGGTGAAGTACGGCGGAATATAACGCCACCAAAACCGTCCACGCGGGTGATGTAGTGTAGTGGCTCTAATAAGAGTGAATATGTTTTACCTGCACCCGCAGCACCCCCACCAATTACTATATCGGCTGGAGATGAGAGGAATAGAGTTTGGTATCCCTCCTGTGGGCGTATGTAGGTAATATTACTCATTTTTCTTCCCTC